GGCGATCCCTGTTCGGCAAGGCGCGTTCGCCAGCCAGACGCTGACGCCGAAAAAGGTCGCGGTGATCAGTACCTGGACAAGGGAGATGAATGATCATTCGATTCCTGCGATCGAAGGTCTCCTTCGCGAAGCAATCCAGGTCGACACCTCCGTGGCGATCGACAGCGTGCTGCTCGACGCCAATCCCGCCACGACGATCCGGCCTGCCGGCCTGCTCAACGGCGTCGCCGCCTTGACGGCGACGGCAGGCGGCGGTCTCGCCGCCCTCATTGGCGATATCAAGGCTCTTGAAGGGGCGCTGCTCGCTTCGACCTATGGCAATCTCAGGTCGCCTGTATGGTTGATGAACCCCGGTGATATTCTGTCGGCAGCCATGGCCAGCGCGACGAACACTGGCATCTTCCCTTTCCGCGACGAGGTCGCGGGCGGGTCGCTCGGCACGGTGCCGTTCATCAAATCAACGACTGTGCCACTGAAGACGATGATCCTCGTTGACGCCGCGGACTTTGTTGTGGTTGGCGGCGAGGCTCCGCGGCTGGAGATTAGCGATCAGGCGACGCTCCACATGGAGGATACGGCTCCGCTGGATCTGGTTGGCCCCGGCTCGCCTGGAGTTGTCGCGGCACCGCAGCGCTCGCTATTCCAGACGGACTCGCTGGCTCTTCGCATGGTCCTCCCCCTCAATTGGGTTCAGCGGCGTGCAGGCACGATTGCCTGGCTGCAGAACACGACCTGGTCTTAAGCTGATCGAGCGTGACCTTTCGGCCAGAAAGGCGCTCGCGCGGCGGCCGGAGAACTTGGGTGAGTTGGCCTTCGGTCGCCGTTTTTCCCCGTTAAGCGAAGGAGATAGACATGACAGATACAGATATGGATGCTGCGAAGAAGCAGCTTGCGGAGGAGCAGAAGGCCACCAATCGGAGCCGGGAGGAGTTTGTTGACCGCATGAAGGGCAAACCAACACCGACCCAGCAAGAAAACGATCTCCATGCTCTCGGTGCTTATTTTCATGAGCATGAGGCCGATGGCTCTGATCCCGATCCTCATCAAACCAAGCAAGTCGAGGCGAGCAAGCCGAGCGGTGGTTATCAGACCCGGCAAACTCATGCTGCTTCGCGTTCGGCTTCGACGCCGACTCATCTCCAGACGAGCTAGGCTGGATGGATGGGCGCGCGCGATCTCGTAAGTCGCACGCTGCGGACCGTGCTGCGCGCCGTTGAAGGTTCGCCCCGCCCTGGTCCCTATATGCTGCCTTACAGCGGAGGCTGGCTGCCGGACGGTGTTCCCAACAATTGGTGGCAGACCGGTCTCAACGTCACCCCGTTCGGAAGCAGCACGGCGATGGTCGAGGCTTGTATTGGAGCCTACAGCCAGACTGTCGCCATGTGTCCCGGCGCGCACTGGAAGCTCAACGACAAGGGAGGGCGCGATCGTGTCACCACGTCTTCCCTGTCGCGCGTCTTGAAACAGCCGAACGACTATCAGACCATCTCGGATTTTCTGTTGAACGCCACGAGGCAGCTCTATCAGGAGGGCAACGCCTACGCGTTGGCGCTGCGAAATGACCGCTATGAGATCAATGAGCTGCACTTGATGGACTCGATACTTTCGCGTCCGCAGCTTTCGGTCGACGGCGATGTGTTCTATCGACTCTACGGAAATCAGATCATCGAACGGCGTCTCGACAATCAGCCTCTGGTGGTTCCGCAGCGCGATGTTCTCCACATCAGGCTCCATGCCGACCGGACGCGACGCTATCCGTTCCCGCTGTGGGGCCAGACGCCGCTCGTCGCTGCGCTAGAAGACGTCGGCGTCTCCAGCGCGATCAGTTCGCAGCAGATGAATTTTTACCTCAACAATGCGCGGCCATCGGCGGTGCTGCAGACCGATCTGGTGCTCGACAAGGATCAGGTGCAGGCGCTTCGCGATCGCTGGAACGAGCAGTCGAAGGGGTTGGCTGCCGGTGGTTCACCCATTTTAACGGCAGGGCTGAAGGTCCAGCCGTGGTCGGTTGGCGCCAAAGACGCTCAGCTAGCCGAGATGCTGCAGATATCCGAGCAGCATATTGCACTGGTGTTTCGCATTCCGATGCAGGTCCTCGGGGTGACCGGCCAGGGCCACCAAAGTTTCGGGTCGACCGAAGCCTTGATGCAGTTCTGGATCGCCACCGGCCTTGGCTTTGCCTTGAACCACATCGAGGAGGCGTTTGGCCTCCTGTTTGCTCTCAAGGGGCAGCCCGACGAATACGTCGAGTTCGACACCGGTGCTCTATTGCGATCGGCGATGAAGGATCGCATGGAAGCCCTGGCCCGCGGTGTTCAGGGCGGCATCTACTCGCCGAACGAGGCGCGCGGCGAAGAAGGACTTCCTGAAGTTAAGTTCGGCGACGAGCCGAGAGTGCAGCAGCAGGTCGTTCCGCTGTCTGCGGCCGGGGCGATACCAGCAGCGCCGGGGCCCCGCGCTCCACCGCCGGCCGCGCCAGCACCGGCACCAGCTCAGCAGGATGATGCCGCCGGCTCTGATGGCTTGGGCGATACGAAAGATCACAACGATGCCGTCAAACGGGAAGTCCGCCGAATCCTCGCCGCCACCGCCCGAGCCGGGCGCAGTTTTCATTGATGCCTGGAGAGAGGCGGCCGATATCGTTCTGGCCGAGATTCGCGCCGAGCATCGGAATGCGTGGGCACGCGAGAGGGAGCTGATCGAGGCGCAGGCGCGAGCCGCCATTGCGGAATTGCGAGCCGAGATCGTCGAGCAGCGCGCTGCATTGAGGCAGCACATCGAGGCGCGGCTGGCAGAGGTGCGCAACGGCGCCGACGGGAAGGACGGGAAGGACGGTCAAGATGGCAGGCAAGGCGAGAGGGGCGAGCAGGGCCCCGAAGGAGCTGCAGGCCATCGGGGACAGCCTGGGATTGCCGGCGAACCTGGTCCGCAAGGTCCGCAGGGCGAGGAAGGCGAAGCAGGCCCCACGGGCCCCCCAGGCGAGGCCGGCGTCCAAGGGTTGATTGGCCCGCGCGGCGAGCCCGGTACGGCCGGGGAGCGAGGATTGCCCGGGAACGGGGCGAGGCGGGCCTACAAGGGCCACAGGGCGCGATTGGCGAGAGGGGGCCACCTGGGGAGCCCGGTGAGCAAGGGCCACCAGGCGCCCTTCCTATCGTGAAGACGTGGCGGCCGGGAGTCGCCTATGCCGCCGACGTGGTCTGCCATGACGGGGCTACCTGGCAGGCGCTTCGCGACACTGGTCAATCCCCTCCTCATGAGGACTGGATCTGCCTTGCGCGATCGGGTCATGACGCCAGGATGCCGGGGCCGGTGGGTACTTTCGATGTGGCCCGTGAGTATCGGGCGCTCGATATCGTTGCCATGAACGGTGGCTCGTTCATTGCCCGTCGCGACAGTCCCGGCGATTGCCCCGGCGACGGCTGGCAGCTCATGGCGCGGCAAGGCAAGCCCGGTATAGCGGGCCCGCGGGGGGAGAAAGGCGAGCCTGGCGCGCAAGGAGATCGAGGTGAGCGCGGTGCGCCCGCGCCGAGGATCGCGAGCTGGAAGGTCGACCGCGAGAGCTATGCCGTGACGCCGATCATGTCGGATGGCAACCAGGGTCAGGTGCTCGAGCTTCGAGGTCTGTTCAAGCAGTTCCAGGACGAGACGGAGTGATGTTTCAGGTCAGCTCGGAGGGCATGGATAAAATCGCTGAGCGATTTAAGCACATGCGGGAGCAGATCGCGAAGCTCCGTCACGACGTTCCGCAGGAGTTTTTCAATTGGGAAGCCGAAGAGGTTCATGCTAAGAACCCATGGGTCAAGCGCACCGGTCGAAAGGGTTCGCGGGTTCGCAATCGGCATTACTACACGGTCATTCTTCCGCACTCCGCGCGCGAGATGGCGCACCGAAAGAAGGTTGCGATGAGATTGCGTCGCAAGCACATCGCTTCTCGTCGCGGTGTGACCAAGCCGACCTTGCGGCCTGAGCTGCAACATAGGTGGCAGGATCGGCTTTTTTCGTTGCTCGATACCATCAGGTGGTAAATGGCGGATCGCAACATTCAGGTGCTGACGCCTGCCAGCAGCTTCGACCTGATGACGCTGGACGAGGCGAAGCAGATGCTCGGCATTTCGCTCACGGATACCAGTGACGATGCTCAGCTTGCGATGTTCATCGACATCAATTCCGCCAGCATCTCGCGCCTCTGCAATCGGATATTCGCCCGCGAGGAGGTCAGCGAAAGCTGGCGCGAGCTGAACGGCGGCAATCGGGTGTTTCTCTCCCACTGGCCCGTTCTGCAGGCGGACATCGAGTCGGTGCAGTCGCCCCTGGGAACGATGGTGTCCCCCGACGACTGGGAGCTTGAGGAGGCTTCCGGCAAGGTGTCGTTC